CGCTCTCGGTGCGCACCGCACCCGTCCACAACGCCAGCGGTAAGACGCTTTACCGCGAGGTGCAGATAGCAACTGCGATCGCTTCTGTGCAGAGCGCCACACAATGCACGCTTGCGGTCTCGGGCGCTTCTATTCTCGTTTCGCAATCGAGCGTTCCGTTCTTCCTGGCAACAGATGACTCGGTGGCGTGCCAGAACGCAGAGAATGCAGCATGGGGCGGCGCGTCTCTCGTCTATCCCGCCGGCCTCATCGGCGTCTCGACCAACAGGTACCACGAGAGCAAAAATGGGCTGAACCTGATCGGCCAAGGCAAAGAGAAGACCATCTTTGTTGACCTGCGCACGGCGTCGACAGAATACCCAGTCGCCGGTCGCCTCATCGATAACTATGGGATGCTGTCTTTCAAGACTTGCAGCAACATTCGCATCGAGGGCATGTCCTACGACGGCTCTGTCCCGGTGCTGGGCATGCCGCATACAACGGGCGGCATTGTCAACAACAGTGGCGGTCGCATTGGTTTTTTTGCGCGCGGGTGCAATGATGTGATGTTCGTCGAATGCGGATATAGCATCTTCGGCGCCCGGGATGAGCATTGGTATGCGGATGCATCGCCTCCCGCTGGCGCCAACACACGTTGGGAGAACTGCGGGCCGGCTGATCTGAACGCGTGCAGCAACAACAACACGATCAATCCCGGCAATGTGGGCGCAGGCTGCATCATCCGCGGCTGCGCCCTCAACTCGGCCTATAGCTGCATCCAATGGGCAGGCACAGGCGCGCTCATCGCAGACTGCGACATGTCGCAGGTCACTGGATTCACGCTGGGTAACGGGGCCGATCCGGTCGTGCTTGAACCCAACGGGACAAGCTACTGCCTGATGACGGATTGCACGATTCATGATTGCGATAACCACGGCTACGGCAATGGCCTTATCAATGTGCAGGGCTTCATATCGGGACCCGGCTCGGTTGTCGACATCTCCGACCTTACGATCACGAACAATCCAGGCTATTTCTATACGGCCGGATCTGCGATCATCCGGCTGACCAATAGTTGCCAGGGCACCACGCGTATCACGGGCGTCATCTGCGACAAGAATACCGCCGCCGCCTCAGGCGGTACGTTCGTCTATGCAGACGGAGCCAGCACGGGGCTTGTCTTCCTGGCCAATAACTACTTCCGGGGCCGCGCGGGATCGAACATGACGCGCGGGATCGTGGACGGCACCGTACCCGACGGCACGTTCATCGATGGCGGCAACAACACTTTTGGCGAAAGCGTGACGACACCGTGGGCGACGTCCACCTTGGCAAAGGTGGCCGCGCGCTTCCAGCTACCACGCTCGCCGCTGGATGTGGTGTTGACCAGTTTTGGCGGTAGCCCGGAGACCAACGTGGTTGGCTCCCCCGGAGCGCTCTGCATCGACCATACTAACGGCGAGGTCTATATCAAGAAATCGGGCACCTCGACCAACACCGGCTGGAAGTTGGTCACCCATGCTTGATTGGCGCAGAATCGTTGAAATCGACCGTCATGATGCGCGGCCGCGCTGGCTCCGGCGTCACGGTTCCGAGGAACACGCCCAAGAGGCGGACGCCGGTCATCCGGTAGCCCCTCCCATCGGACATCATCGGCACGTTCAAGAGCAAGGGGCCCCACAACCATCCTGGTTTCATGGGGGAGAGCCTAGCCACTCAGGTCTCTACCGCCAAGTGAACGGGGGTGCAGGATGACCGACCGTAGGGAGTGGGAAGCCATGGAGGAATCCATGGGGAGGGCGCTCAAGGATGTGCGCAAGCGCCAGCTCTCCTTTGATGCTCTCATCGCGGTGGCGTCATTTGAAGCGGCGGCATGGCTACCGGTGTGGAAATGAGCGACGCGGACGACATCGCCATCAATCTTGCGCGCGAGTTCCACAAGCGTAAGCGCCTCGATGGCGCCGCGCTCACCATCAGCGTGTCGACCCTGATTGCGATCATCTCCGGTGCGTGGTGGGCCCGTGGTGTCATCGAAGACATCCGCTCCGACATTCGTTCCCAAGCCCAGGATACCAAGTATCTCCGGGAGCATGTAGACGCGATCGAGAAGGAAGCCATCGAGGCCAAGAGTGAAGGTCAAGAGGCGATGCGATGTTGTTGGGGGAACAAGGGTGGCTATCCGAAATGAACCCGAGAGACTTTCCCACTCAGACGGACATTCGAACCTTACCGCCGGGCCCGGGAGATGAGCTTACGGACAGAGAGCGGCTCAAGCTCATCGAGGGAGAGCAGAAGAACTTTCGCAAGGAAGTGAATCAGGCGCTCGGCAATCTGCATGCGCTCCTCTCCGAGATTCGGGACGATCTGAAAGCGCTCGGCGCGAACGTCAAAGTCGTTCGCGACCAAGGCCGTCGACACTCAACACGTATTACCCAGCTTGAGATTCAAGCAGAGCAGGAGAACAAGAATGGACATGGTTAACCTTCCCCCGTGGATGCAGACCTCACTCACCGCGGCCGGGGCATTGTGTGTACTGGTTCCAGTGGTGATTCACGCGATCAATGTGCAAGACGCGCCGTGGGCCAAGAAAGTCTTGCAGATTACCGCGGACGTCTACGGGTTCGTGACCAAGAGACCGCTATGAGCAGGCTCGGGTATCAGTTGAAGCTGTTCTTCCGACATGCTCGGTGGATTCTTTTCGGTGGCTTTTGGCTCATCGGATGCGCATCGAATCCACCTGTCCCGCCCGCAGAGCTTGAGGCCCTGGCTCGAGCCGGCGCGTGCAAGCTTGCGATCGATCGCCACATCGCACAGGCGAGCGCTTGCCCCGAGGCGCAGCTTGCGATCGATGCAGACCCCGACTGCACACCGTTCAAGCCGTTGGACTTACACTGTGAGGAATACCACCGATGAGCGCGATTGATCCAAAGGACGCGGTCAAGGCTGGGGTGAGCGTGGCCCAAGACGTTCTCCGCTATGCCAACCTCCCCGGCGGCCCCGCTACGGGCAGGTTGGTTGCGCTGGGTCTCCAGCTCGTTCACTCGGCACTTGACGCGCACGATACGGCCGAGGCGGCCGAGGACGCGCTTCTGGATGCCCTCGAGGGTTACGCGCGGGAGCGGGCCGCGGAGAAGTTTGGCCCGTGAATGTGGGCAGACGTACCGGCCGAGGTTCGGCCTTTCCAACAGGGAGATTGTATGTACCGATGGAAGACCGATGAAGATGGCTTGATTGTTGTCACCAAAGAGGACGGCAATCTCTTCATCCCCACCCTGACCGGCAAGCAGGCCGCGGTGCTTGATAGCGTCCTCGCCAGATGGGGAGACTTGGCTCGAGCGATTGCCGAGCAGAACAGTATCCCGGACCGCTGGCTCCTCGCGATGATCTACCAGGAGAGCGCCGGCTACCCTCGAGCCTTCCGCCGCGAGCCCTCCGGCCTCACCGGCATCGGGCTTGTCCAGATTACGAGCCCCAGTCTCAAGGGCGAATACTCCGACGAGCAGCTCTTCGACCCCCATCTGAACCTCTCCATTGGGGCTCGCTACATCCGACAGATTGCGGCGCGGCCCGACGTGGCATGGGACTGGCCCAAGGTCTCGGCCACGTTCAATGCGGGGAGCCCGCGGCCGAGCTCGGAGAATCAGTGGAACCTCTTCTGCTATGGCAACCACGTGGACGCCGAGGTCTCGGCCAACAACTACCAGGTGCTCCGGGTGAAGGCAGACCCGACGGCGGCCGCGCAGCGCGCCTATGCGCTCGTAGACCTCACTCTTGACGATTGGGAGCGCAACTCCGACGGTTCCCACAAGCAGACCGATTTCGATCCAGACCCGACCACATAGCCCCCGAGGAGCCCCATGTCCGTAGTCAAATGGACCCCCGACCGGATACGACTGGCCAAGTGCAGGCTCGAGGACGGGGCGCGCTATGGGCTCTCCTACGAGGAGATTCTGAATCGATTGTCGAATGAATTGGGGTTCCCGGTAGCCAGGTCGAACCTCTGCCACGCATTCCAAAAGGCCGGCGAGCAGCCGCCGACCGTCGTCATGGGACTTGCCAAGTGCAAGACAGACCCCGCTCCGCCGCCCGAGCCCGAGGAGTTCACCCCTTTCGCGTCGGCCAATTCCGAATTCCGGAGGCTGGTGGATGCGACCAAGACCCCCATCTCATTCGATGCCCTATGCGACAAGCTCGACCTGTCCCCCAAGCGAGCTCGGGCCCTCGTCGAGCGGGCGCAGAAGGCAGGGATAGCGGTCGACATCGCCCACGATTATGTGGCCTTCCGGCCGGCCGAGCCGAGCAATCAAGTTCAGGAGACGAAAATCCCAGCCGGCAATGGCCGGCAAGCTGTGGCCATCATCACGGACACGCATCTCGGTTCAAAATATTGCCTCCGGAGTCAACTAATTGACTTCATTGAGAAGGCATATGCACGCGGGATTCGGGAGGTGCTCCACGTGGGGGATGTGGTGGACGGTCGCTACCGACACGGCATGTTCGAGCTGACTCACAGCGGTATCGAGGACCAGACGCGCGACCTCTTCGAGACGCTCCCCGCCAAGCCCGGCCTCACCTATCATGGCATCGTCGGGAACCACGACCAAACATTCTCGGATGAAGTTGGAATGGACCCTGGGGACTATTTTGAGTGGTATTTCAAGAAGCGGGGACGTCAGGACCTTCACTTTTATGGGATGCGCGGCGCTTATCTCAAACTCCGCGGCGCCATCATCGAGCTCTGGCACCCAAGGAAGAGCGGTGCATATTCGCTCTCCTATCATCTCCAAAACCATATCCGAGACTATGGCGTTGGAAGAAAGCCGGACATCTTGCTCGCGGGCCATTGGCACACATTCGTCTATCTCGAACAACGAGGTGTCCACGCGCTAGCTTGCGGGACATTCCAGGGCGCCGGGTCCGCGTTCTCCAAAAGCCTCGGCGGTTCTCCGAGTATCGGCGGGACCTTCCTATCCTGGGAGGTGACCGAACAGCGAACGTTGCGCCATGTGGCGGTCGAGCGGGTGTCGTATTTCGAGGAAGAGAACGTCAGGGCGCTGGAGCTGGCATGATTACCGCCGACCAGGCCAAGCCCCAGCCCAACTCTTGGACCTGCGGCCCGGCCGCGCTCCGGCATGCCCTCCTCTGCTACCAGGAGACGGTTGACTTCCAGCTTCTCTCCATTGGCTCCCTAACGCATTGTTGTAAGGGAGCCGCCTCGGACGCCAAGCTGAACCGCGACGGCCGTTGTGAGCATGGCCTGGCGCGAGCGGCGGGCAATCTCGGATATAGGCTCAAGCATGTCCTTGTCCGGGCCCCCGCGGAAGCCTACAAGGCCATCCGCCTCTACCTCGATGCAGGGGCCCCGGTCCTCGTCTGCTGTGAGCATTTCTCCCACTGGGTCACGATCATCCGGGCAAACTCGCGACATGCATGGGTGGCGGACAGCTCGAGAGATGAGAGTGAGCACCTACGGCGGGTGACATGGCGAGCCCTTCTTAGGCGGGTGACATATGGCCTCCCCGACGAGGTGCGCTTTGACCTTTACCCCCTTCTATCGGCCAAGCGATGAGCCGGCTCCTCTTCGACTTCCTCCTCGGCACCTTGACCGATGTCGCTTGGGTGGTTTGGGCCAACGCGGCAACCAAGGGTAAACCGATACGGGCTGGCCTCGTCTCGATGGGCCTTGGAACGGCGGGGTTGCTTGGGATGAATGAAGCCTTAAACCATGGCGGCGGCGCCGCGCTCGTTCTCGGGTATGGGGTCGGGACCTACCTGGCCACGCGGTACCACAAGAAGCGAAGGAGAATCGAACTTGTCGGCGCATGAAGAAGCAAGCTTAGAGCGAATCCAGGCGGCGCTCGTCCAGCTCGAGCCCCAAGCCCTCGAGGTCGTGGCGATGATCGCAGAGCGGCTCGTCGTCGGCAGGAAACGCTATGGCGACCTAGATGTCAGGGACGGCCGCAACTGGTCGGAGGAGTTACAGGCCGAGCTAATGGACGGGAGCGTTTATGCTTGTTGCTGGCTCCTAGCCAACACGCGTCGGTAGACTTGTAACGTGACTTGCGTTATTCACGTTTTGGGTGAAGTCCGCGTTTTGCACGACTTGAAGTGGAGACAGTATCGTCGCATCTCGCTGTAGAGCGCCCGGTACTCTCGAACAATCCCGCCAGCTAGCACCAGGTCCCCCTCGGGATGCATATCGAGCGGCGCGCGCCGGCCAGAGGGCATGGTAGCCCAGGTGACCGGCGCGTCGCATCGGGCGCAGTAGCCAAGCATCGCGGGCTGCTTGGCCTCCCTCGATGGGCGCCTGGCCGGCTCTCCTAGGTGATTGAGGAGAGCCGTCCCTTTCTCGTAGGCGAATTTGCGCATGGCTAGAACGGCATGTCGCTATCGTCGCCCGGCTCGCGTTCGGCCTGTTGCTGGGCTTTCTTGGGTTCCTCGGGGATCTCCAAGCGGATGGCGTCGACCATCTTGCCTTGGAAGTTCACGCGCGCCGGTTTGATGATCACCGGCTTTCCGATCCATTGGTCGGAGTCGTCTCCATAGGCATCGGAGAGCACCGAGGCGTTGGTTTTGTTGAGGACCAGCATCCGCTCGGCGCCACGGAAATGGAGCACGGGCTTCTTATCATCCCCCAGGCGTTCAATCGTAAGCTTCTCGACGATGGCCTTGATTCGCTTGCCTTGGAGGTCCTCACATTTGAGGTAGCTTGACGGGTAGAGTTCATTCATCTTCATGGGCTTGTCCTTTCTTGTTAGTAACGTGTCGTTCTTGTCCAGGGGTTGATGTCGCTCTTGTCGTCCAAGGCATCCCACTCCCCCCGATCGCGGTGCCAGCGCTGAGGCTCAAGCTCGGCCGCCGTGCACTTGATGCCTGGGATGTTGAAGAGGTCCGTGTCAGCCTCGGTGAGGTCGGCGGGGTCGTGAAGCGGGAAGACCTCGCCACACTCGAGGCAGGCTCGTTCCTCTGAATTGATGAGGTCGAGCCGCCCCCAGCAACGAGGCGTGGGACAGTAAACATCGGTGAAGATGGGGTTAGCGGCCATCGTTGTCCGCCTCTTTCCTGAGGCGCTCCATTTGCAATTGCTCGAGGCGCGACGGCGCGGGCCCCCAGTTGCGGCGCTCGAGGGAAAGGTCCTCCTTGGCCTTCTCGAAGATGCCAATCGCTTGAGCGAGATAGATGCTGGTCCGCGAGCGCGGTGACATCTGATTGTGAAGAGCGAACTTGGCCGCCAGTAGCAATTGGTCAGCGGCAAACTCGAGGCGGGCTTCGGCGCTCATAGGTAGTCCTTGTTGATGTCGTGCTCTTCACACACGGCGCCGTCGTAGTTGGCTTGGCAGGCCTCACAGGCGGCAATGGCCATCATGCGGACGAAATGCTCCCGGTCGCGCTGCGCCGCCTGCTCGACCTCGCTCTTGCGCTCGGCCGCGAGCCGCCGGCCATCCAGATGCTTCATCAGCATCGCCACGATGCGGTCAGCGGCGGCGCGCTTGGCCATGGCAGACTCGAGGGCGGCGACGGCCTCGGTGGCCTCCTCGGCGCTCATGGGCTCGTGGACGACCGGCGGGGAGACCACGTAGTCAACGCAGGTCTCGAGGATGGCGCGGGGGATCATCGGCGCCCCCGCTCGCCCGTGGCGCGCTCCTCTGTTTGCTGCTCAAAATCCGCCCGATACTCTTCGAGCAACTTGAGACAAGTAACTTGGTCAAGTTTGCCGTAGAGCGCGTTTTCTACTTGCTTAGCGAGCCGCTCGCACATGCTGGATAGGTCCTCGACGAGGCGAATGATGTCGGCTTCCGTGGTCATTAATCATCCTCAATGGCAGAAGTTGCTGGAACGTATTCGACGCCATCCAGATATTTCTTTGTTCCCGCGACACATGGTCCAGGCGTGCGACTGCCAAGGATCTCTTCATCGCGGAAATACCGCATTGCACCATACGGTCCGTATCCAGCGCCCTCACGATTGAGGCCGCACTTCACGCAGCGGGCGCTGTTTCTCCACTGATGGCGAGGCGCACTCATCGGTCCCCCTTGCGGCCCGTGGCGCGCTTCATGTGTTCGTCAGCCATCGCGTCTGCGATCTGCCAAGCGAGCTTGGCGATCAGCTTCCCGTAGCCCGGCTCGGACTCGTGTGTTGACAGGGCGCGTGATTCAATCAGTGCCGCGGCGAACGCCCTCGCATCCCCGGCCTTGTGCGTCAGAAGTAGAGTCACCATGACTGCATCATACTGACATGAGTCAGGCTGTCAAGGGTCCGCAATCAAATAAATTGCCGTGGCATCCGTGCAGCGGTCCCCGCGCGCACGTCTGTGGATAACCTGTGAAACCTGCCCGAACCCGGGCAACGCCTGGTCAAATCCGGGCGGACGGGCCCAACTACTTGATAATGGGCCGCTTCATGGAGCCGCTCGAGCGGCGCCGCTTAGATGGCTCCTGGCGCATAGAAGCAAGCTCATCCTTCATGGCGTAAAGCTCGTCGCGGATTTCCTCCACGGACGACTTCTCATCGACAAAAATCTTTCCATCGTGGAGCAGGCCCCAGGCAAGCCATTCGGGGAAAGCGCCCAACTTTTCAGCCATCACCCTGATTTGGGCCGCCTCGGGGGACCGCTCGCCGTGGAGGTAGCGATAGCCGAGCCCCCTGGTAAGTCCGGCTTCCACCTCGAGCTTATTGCCCGTCCATCCCTTAATTTTGCAGAGCCACACCAAACGGCCCGTGATCGAACCGCTCTCTTCAGATGTGGGCCGCGGTGGCATTCCCATATCCTGACACGGGTCATGCGCTGGCGTCTGCGTCTTTTGTTCGTACGGACCCTTGACAGGGTGACGCTCGTCAGTATTCTGAGGCGCATGCGGACTCGGGCGGCTGCTGTAGTTCAAGACAGGTTGGAAGCTAGGGGTTGGAAGCCGGCAGACCTGGTGAAGGAACTTGAGAAGCGGGGCGAGCGCATCGCCGATGGTCTGGTGTACCGGTGGCTGGATGGTTCAAGAACCCCCAGCATTTGGCGCGCGGCGCTCATCGAGGAGGTCCTCGGTGGGGATATCGCCCCGAAGCTCTGGACGGTTCCTGCTGCTCGAGGTCGGGCGGCATGACTTCACCGGAAGATCGCGCGACAGCTCGCTGGGATAGGCAAGCCGGTTGGGTCGACGTACAGGGAGCACATTGCTCCGAGGCGGGCGGGCCGCTGGCACTCGAGCCGCAAGCGGCGAGTAGGAGGGCGAGCCAATGGGCGCGAAACTGAGAAAGCTCTGGATTCTTCATGACCCACATGGTCGTGGCAATTTGGTCCCAGCGCAACCTGAACAGGTCAAGGAGTGTTTGTCCGAGTTGGTTGACAGTTTCAGTAGTGCCGAACCTGTAACGCTCGTCAGTCTACCTCTTGTTCAGGTGCGATTTGAGCCAGGCGACAGTGATCCGTTCACTGTTCTAGATCTGAATATCAGTGGTCCCTCGGTGACCAAGGTGCGCCATCTCGACGTGGCCGAGCGACTGGCGCGAGCGACCATCAAGCGGAGGAGTGCATGAATGAAAAGCAATTCTGGGCTTCTGCCAAGTCTCGCTCGATCGGCTGCTGGCTTTGGTCAAGAACGACAGTGAAGGGTGGCTATGGGCGCGTTCGGTATGGCAAGAAATCGGTGGTTGCGCATCGCGTCGCTTGGGAATTGACCAACGGTCCTGTGCCAGACGGCATGCTGGTCTGTCACGCTTGCGACAACCCCGCATGTATCAACCCGGCTCACCTCTTCCTCGGCACGCACAAAACCAATGCCGAGGACCGCGATCGAAAGGGACGTCAGGCGCGAGGTCTCCAACATAGCCGCATGGTGGCGGCTGGCCAAAAGCGTAGTGAAGCTGAACGCGCCGCGCGGGCGAGAATCAGGATGGCGGTATGACGATCTATTTTTTGTTGGCGCTCAGCCTGGCAGCCTCTTTTGCTGTCGCCCACGGGCGAACCTATTGGAAGCTTTTGGACGCGCGCGCAGAGCTTGAAGTGCTCAGGGAGCGATATCGGAAGCTATTCGGCGCCAAGGCGAAAGAGCTAGGCATTCCAGTCAAGGGGGATCCCTTTTGCCCGCGCGACGCGATCTACATCATGAATGCCGAATACGTGCCCAAGGATGGCGATTCGTGACCCTCCCCCTCTTCCAGGTGTACGCGGCCGTGCTCCTTGCGGGCTTGACCCTGCGAGCCATCGACGAGGCCCGAGCGGCCTACGCTCGGAGGCGATTCGAACAAATCATGAGGGCTGAGGCCAAGCACTACACCGACGAGATGCGGCGGATGGTGGGGGTGCGCGAGGAGTTGCGCAAGGAAGAGCTGGCAGAGGAGCGCGGGCGGATGGTTGGAAAGGCGAGGTCAAATTGACCATCTGGCGCACTCCCGCTCAATACGGCGCCGCGCGCCAAATCTCGGAGCGAGTGATCGAGTCGATGTGCCGTGCGGGCAAGATTCGAGGGGCAGAGAAGTTCGGCCGGCAATGGCGCATTCCGGAGGAGGAGCATGCCAATCTACAAGGGGAGACGGACGGGGACGTTCCGGGTGGTGCTGTGGTCGAGGGCCCCGGGGACGGCCAGGAGCAGGTCGCACGAGTGGATCGTGGAGGGGTCAAGGAAGGACGCCGAGGAGTTCGCGGCGCAAAAGCGGCTCGAGCTGAACGCTGGCCAGGCGGACGTGCGGGCCGCTCCGAGCTTCTCCGAGTTCTGTCTCAACCAGTATCGGCCGCACGCCGAAAAGCACCTTAAGGGCACGACATGGCGAAAGGTAAGAAAATACCAGGTCGCAACGCTCGCCGCGTTCTTCGGCCCCAAGCGCCTGACGAGCATCGGCCTCGTGGACGTGGAGGCGTTCAAGACGGCTCGGCAGGCCACCGGCAATCAGGCAAGCTCGGTGAACAACGAGCTCAGGGTGCTCCGAACGATGTGGACCTTTGCGACGGACCTCGGCTACCGGATGCCGGTGGTGAAGTGGAAGAAGCTGCCAGTGAGGGGCAAGGGCCGAGCTCGAGCCTGGACGGATGCGGAGATTCAGAGGCTCTTTACGGCGACCAAGACCCGATATCCCGAGCTGCTACCGGTCCTCGTCTTCCTGCTGAATACCGGGTGCCGCAAGGGCGAGGCAATAGCGGCGGAATGGGAATGGGTCGACCTGTCGGGCCAGATGCTCCGTATCCCAACCAACGAGTTTTGGCAGCCAAAGACGGACGAGCCACGGGAAATTCCGCTCGGGCCTGCCCTTATGAACTTGCTGAGCAAGCACCCGACACATGGCCGGTGGGTGTTCGTGAACCGGGACGGGAACCGGTGGGCGGAGTTCCCCAAGGATATCTTTTGGGACATCTTGGCCGAGGCCAAGGTAACCGGGACACCCCACATGACCCGGCACACATTCGCGAGCCACTTTCTCAGGAAGGTCCCAGACTTGTTCCTGCTCTCCAAGGTTCTCGGCCACTCGCAACAGAGAACGTCCGAGCTCTACGCCCACATGCTCCGAGACCACCTCAAGAGGGCCAGGGGCGTGGTACACCTAGTGCCCGAGGCAAAAACCATGGCGCGGACCGTGGCGAGAAAGCGGAAACCTGGCAAGAAGACCGAGCGGAAGAGAAAGCGCCACTAGCTCAGCTGGATTGTTCGGCGCCTACTTTCCGGGCAAAAACTCGCGAATCGGTACCGGCTGATACCCTCGAAAACGAGGCGTTCGACGGTAGACCATGGTCAGACCATGGCGAATACCCGGACCTCTACCGCGTGCCCGGCGGCGGCCCGTGGGTCCCGTGTCGAATCGGGAGGAAGGCTGCGGGCGGTCCGTATTGGGACATCGAGATGTCGCGGGGCGAATCGCACCGGCTCGTGGGCCGCTCTGCCCTTCGGTGGGCGAAAGCGTGCGTAACACCCCCCGAGTTTGGGGTGTTGGACTGGGTAGAGCCCGCTGAAGGGCTAACAGAATGTGGCGGCCAACAATCCCGCGTCATTGCGGGGGCGCCGGGTGATGCCGGCCAACATGCCGGCTCTGTTGGGCCCGAGAAACCGGCGCTTTTCCGTGGGCGCGTGGGCGAGATCCTGGACGCCTTCAATGCTGGCTTTCGATGCGGTGAGGGCATGTCGCTGCCGGTGCCCGCCTGGCGCCTCCCCGGCGGCCTCCCCGACGGAATCGAAGTGGGGGATGTCCTGGCTGACCTTGCGGAGAGGACGCGATGACGATGAAGACGCCAGAGAAGAAGCGCGCCCGCGCTCTCCAGGAGCAGACTGGCTGGAGTTACTCCGAATGCCTCCGTCTCGTTCGGACCAAGACCGAGGACGAGATTGACGTAGTCATCGAGGAGCGTGTGGCCACTCCCAGAGGTGACCGGTGAGCTGGGTAAAACTTGACGACCAGTGGTGCGACCACCCTAAGTTCGTCAGCCTGCCAGACCTCGCCCAGCTCCTCTGGGTGAAGGCGCTCACCTACGCCTGCCGGTACCGCACCAAGGGCCTCGTGCCCGCGGGCGCGCTCGCCAAGATGCTTTCGATCAGGAACACCAAACAGCTCGAGGCCAAGCTGGTCTCGGCGGGTCTTTGGATCGGTGATGGCCAAGGGGGCTACACCATCCACGACTTTGCCAAGTACCAGCTTGTCAGCGACAAAACCTCCGAGGCTCGGAGCGCCGCAGGGAAGAAAGGGGCCGCGGTAACATGGCAAAAGCCACCGCCAGAAGATGGCAATTGCCATCCGGTTGCTAATAGCAAAACGATAGCAGAGAGTGAGCCGCGCGCAGACGCGCGCCGGGCTCTCGGCTCTGGATCTGGTTCGGGTATGGAAGAGGATCCAGAGGTCAAGGAGGAGACTGTCACCCCGCGCGAGGAGCCGGAAAGCGCGATCACATCCGAGGTTTCTGGGCCCGACCCGATTCAGGTGGCCATTCATCTCAAGATTCGGGAATACGACCTCTTCCGCCCTCTCGAGGCCAAGCGAATAGCGAAGGAGACGTTCTCCTGGTTCGTGGGCAAGGGCTGGGCGCTCCGGAAGGACACGCCCAAGAAGCTGGCGGCTGTCCTCGAGTCGATCGACTCGTGCGCGGCCAAGACATCCTCGGGGCTCGCGGTCGAGGTGCTGCACCGAACGCTCGTCAGCTATATCCGGAACACGCGCGACCCGGCCGATGCGGTGAAGGATGCGCCGGCCAAACCCCAGTACCGCGAGGACGCCCCAGAGAGCTGGGAGCGGGACAGGGACACAGCCCTCTCCCCAGCCGAGAGCGAGAAGAGGGCGCGGGATGCAATGGCGAGCTTGACGGGGAAGCTCGGAAGGGGGGCGGCGTGAAGTCTCAGACCGAATGGCACGACTGGATCGTTCTCGACGAATCACGCCCTTGGGGGCGGTGCAATCCAAGCAACTTCGACCCGACGAGCGACCAGGTGAAAGAGTTTGTTCGCGCGGTGCAGGCGGACGCCGTCGAGCATTGCGCGAAACTCGCTGGAGGATTTCGCCACGGCGGCGGGAGCGCGGGCGACTGTGAGGCGGCGATGCGAGACCTAGCGAACCACTTGAAGCGAGGGCCGTGGCGGTGAAGCGCACCAAGCCCATCCAACGCCGCACCCCGCTCAAGCGCTCCCGCATGAAGCGCCGCGCCCCCAAGCCCACCGACAACCCGCAACGGCTCCGATGGTTGAGAGGCCTCTGCTGCGCCGTCTGCGGGAGCGCGTGGCAGGTGGAGGCGCACCACCTCACCATGGGCCGGGGTCTGGGTCAGAGGACGAGCGACGAGGACGCGATACCCCTGTGTCGAGACGACCACGCATCCCTCCATGGCTTCCGGGGGTTCTTCGAGGGGATGACGAGGGAAGAGCGCGCAGCATGGCAACAGGCAACGTCGGATGTCTACCGGCGAGCGTGGGCGGAGAGGGCGGCGTGATGGCGAAGGAGACACAATGAGAAAATTCCTGATGTGGGTCAGTCGGAAATATTGGATTCGGCGAATTGATCGCGTGCTGGCGGCGGCCCATGAGAAAGGCAAAATCAACGGCTGGCTCCTGCATCACTTGGACGCGAAGCTGAAATACGGGGCGGACCCGCGCGACTGGGATGATCCAATGGGCACATTCGTCCGCAAGGAACTGGGCGATATCAAGGCCTCGAGGATGAGGCAATGAGGGCGGCGTGAGCGCGTGAAAGTTCCCATCGAATTCACCATCCGCATCGACATCGATGTCCCTGACGATTGGGACGACGACTCGGTGCGGTTCTACGTGGAAGAGAATCACTGCATGGACAACTACGTCGAGCAAGTCCACCGAGAAATCGAGGCGCGCCCTGGCGTCTGCCACACCTGCCATCGAGGCAGTGCGAGGGTGCTCGCCACCACAGCCCCTACCAGAGGTGACCGGTGAGCATCACCCTGCGCCCCCTCACTCTCGCTGGCGCGAACGACATGGTTCGCGACTGGCACCGCCACCACAAGCCGGTGGTGGGGCACATGTTCTCGATCGGCGCCTACGTCGATGCCAAGATTGCCGGCGTTGCCATTGTCGGCCGACCTGTTGCGCCCGCGCTCCAAGACGGCGCGACGCTCGAGCTCACCCGACTCGCCACACCCCCAGAGGCTATCAAGCACGTAGCTTCCAAGCTCATTGCCGCATGCTGGCGTGCGGCGCGAGCAATGGGAGTGGTTCGAATGGTTTCGTACACGCGCGCCGACGAGCTCGGGACTTGCTATCGCGCCGCTGGGTGGGAGCCGGTGGCGAACGTGGAGGGGAGGCCGTGGACGGGAGGCAACAAGCGGGGCCGGTGGCTCCCGGGGCTCTACGAGCCGAGCACAGAGATTATCGATCGTATTCGGTGGGAAGTGAGGGCGGCATGAGTTGGGTGCATTACGGGTACTTTTGCTGTGGCTATTTTCTAGGGTGTTTCTTGGCTTACCTTTATCGGAGGGGTCAATGACCGCCCAAGCTCCGGGAGAGGGGCGGCGATGAGTCGGAAAGTCTCCAAAACGGGATGCATTCACGATTGCGAGCAATGCGGCAGGCGCAGTCCATGGGGCCCGGGTTGGGCCTGGTTTCAAGCCCCGTTCGCCTCCAAACATCTCGGCAATAAAGGTCAAAAAATGCCGGTGAGATGGTGTTCGAGCGCTTGCGAAGATAAGTGGTTGGCCGCCGAATTGGAAGAGGGGCGGCGATGAGCGATTCACGCGAGGGCGAGAACCATTGGACTCACCGGATGCCCGAACGCATCTGGTGGCGGGGCGAGCGGCACCACGCCTCGAAGCTGACGAGCGAGAATGTTACCGCAATTCGCGAGGCGACCCCAACAGGAGAAGAGGAAGCGATGAGCAAATTGATTCTGACCGTAGGGCTACCGCGGAGTGGTAAAACAACTTGGGCTAGGCAGCAGGGCCATCCCATCGTCAACCCGGACAGCATCCGGCTCGCTCTCCATGGGCAGAGATTCTACGGACCCGCCGAACCGTTCGTATGGGCCGCTGCATACATGATGGTAGATGCGCTCTTTCGCGCGGGGCACGATACCGTCGTGGTCGACGCGACGAACGTGTCGGCCAAGCGGCGGGACGAGTGGCTGCGCCGCTACCCGGATGCCGAGTTCAAACTCATCGATACCTCGCCGCAGATATGTCTCGAGCGCGCCGCGGCCGAGGGTGACAAGTACATCGCTCCGGTGATCGAGAGGATGGCGGCGGAATGGGACCTTCCACGTCCCGCGCACTGGAGCCAATCATGACCGCCCTCTCCTCTATCCGAGAGAGGCTCGAGGCTGACGAGCGGTGTGAGCAGACGATCGACGCCGATGACGTCATCGACCGCCGCGCCTTGCTTGCCATGGTGGACGAGCTGGTGAAGCAGCGGGACATGCTGATGCTCATCTACACGCACATCGATGAAGGCAACGTCCGCATTTCCGAGGCTGATGACTCGTTCTGGGATGCGGTTAGGGCATTCGCCACCTGGGAGAAAGGGAGATAGCTGAATGAAGAATGGTTACGGAGCACTGACGAACGAGCGACTGCGCGTGCTCGAGGGTCTTTGCGACATGTGGGAACAACGGTCGAACGGCGACCCCTTTGCGAGCGTGGACGGTCTTGCCGCCTTCGCATCGTTAGCGGAAGCGCTGGCGGCGATTCACCGGATGCGCGACGACGCGGCGATGCTCACCGCCGAGAGAGACGGGCTCCGACGCAGCGTGGAGCTTTTGACCGAAGAAAATGCGCAACTAGGGCGCGAACTCCAGGCAAACTATCTGCATTGGCCAGAGAACCAAAAGGCACTCGCCGCCCTCCGCTGGCAGGTGGAGCATCACGGCTGCGCGGCAGCCCATCTCGGAGAGACCACCTACGAGTGCAACGTACAAGAGCCATGCGGGCTGTGCCGGTTGAGAGCCGAGCGAGACGCCGCCCGCACCCGCATTGGAGAGCTGGAGGCTTGCCTCGCAGAAGCCGACAACATTCTCGAGGATTGCTGGCTAAAGCTTGAACCCAAGTTCGTGGGCGACCCGGTTCGAATGCGCGTCGCCGAATACCTCGACAAGGCCGTCGAGCGCACCCCCGCGGGGGAGCCCCAGGGGGAGAAGCGCCAGCAGAAGGGAGAGGAGTAGAGATGGGAGAGCGATGGGCGGTGAGACTGAAGAATGGCCGATACCTATCCGGTTTCGGGACAACTGATGAGCGCTTGCTGCGAGGGACATGGATGGATCGCAATGAAGCCGTGCAAGCGCGTGATGCTAGGCAACCGCATGAAGAGGCGGTGTTGGTTCACATCACCTCCAAGCCCAAGGCCCCTCCCTCTCCCCCAGAGACGGTGCCGCGGTGCATTCGCTGCGGTGTTCCGGCGACAATTGCCGGCGAGCGATGCGTATCATGCGATCGATTGTGGCGAGCGGATCCTGGCGACTGCATCTTTTCAGCCTGGGCCGCCGCCAATCCAGTGAAGCCAGCCTCTCCCCCAGTAGGAGAGCGGAGCTTGGGGCAGGTATGCGCCGAATCTTTCCATTGCGGGACCAATGATGACATGTGGCCGTGGCGCGCGTGGCAGGCTGGAGCGCCGGCCGAAAACAATTGGGACCGCGCCGCATCCGCCGTAGCCATCGAGGTGAGGAAGGGGAGCGCCGCCGAGATCGTGAGGCTACGGAGGGCGCTGGAGCGAATAGAAGGCATGCGGTCCGTCGACTCTCCCGCGCCGCTGTTTTGCGAGATGCGCCGAATAGCCCGCGCCGCCCTCCAAGAGAAGGCGGGAGAGACGTCACAGAGCAAAGGAGGATGAGGGAATGGCGAAGTTCGAGGTTGGAGATAGGGTGCGCATCGTTCATACAATCATTAGCGAGCCGGAACTCACTGGGCGCATAGCGAAGGTCATCAATGTAGTGGATGGTGGCGGTGTGGTGTTGAGTGACGATTTAGGTTTGTGGGCCGAGTCGCGGCTTGAGCCCATCGACTCCCCCCAGCAGGTGGCGGCGCCATGCGGACATGCGCTTCTAGGTACGTGCATGAGATGCGCCATTCCGGCCTCGCTCGCCCCATCGTTCTCCAGCAAGGTCGAACGCGAGACATATGAGGCCCGTGTACCACCGACGCTGATACCCGATCTGCGCGCCGAGAACGCCACACTCCGCTCCGAAGTGGAGCGCCTCACCAAAGAGAGGGACCAGAAGGCGCGCTGCTTCTCGGCTGCTTGTAACGATGCCCAGGGCACGGAACGACGTATCAAAGCTGCGGTTGCCGAGGTGGCCAACGATCGCGACTTCTGGCGCCGTGAAGCGCAACGCATCATGCCGGCCACCGAGTTCAAGAGGCTGGTAGCAGCCAGGGAGCGAAACCGGTGACCCCCACCACCCAAGCCATCTGGGACGAGCTCGGCGCCCGCGAGCTCCAAGACGTCGTCCGCAAGCACGCCACCCACCACCAGGTTCTCGTGGACGAGCTCTTGGGCCCCTCCCACGAGCGCGCCGCCGCATGGGCGCGACAGTCTCTGTGGGCAGAGCTCTACTCCCTTGGGCACTGGTCAACGCCGAGGTTGGCCAAGCTCTTCAGAAAAGACAAGGGCACCATCTGGACAGGCATTCGCGCCCATGAGCGCAGAACCATGAGCGAGCCTGTCCAGAGCCGGGTTCACGTGGCGCGCTCGGCCGCGAGAATGGCAAGAAAGAGGGACCCGGAGGCAGCATGAAGGACCCCATGGTCTGTTCCTGGAAGATCTTCGCCGACGCCGGGGTCTGCGGGGTCCGCATCACAGGCCTCAAGCTCGTCTCCGAGGCCAACCAACGGGAGCACTACATGGCCAAGTACAAACGCAACAAGGTCCAGCAGGCGGTCACCCTCTTGGCATTGAGGGGCCTCGACCCAGTAGGTATGCTGGGCCAGGAGCTAGTGATTACCCTCACCCGAATCGCGCCGCGCGCCCTCGATAGCGACAACCTAGCAGGGTCTTTCAAACACACGCAGGACGCAATAGCCAAACATATTCGAATAGATGACGGTGATAGGCGACTCGAATGGCGCTACCAACAGGCCAAGGGTAAGTACGGAGTCGAGGTCAGGATGGAACGAAAGCAACGAGGTGCGGCTTGAACGCCCTGGGAAATGAAGCGGTAAGACGGCAACGCATGCTGAAAGCCGCCGCCCTCCGAGAAGAGGGCAAGACCTACCCCGAGATAGCCCAGGCCCTCGGCATCGGGGTCATGACTGCCTACCGTGACGTCTGGAACTACCTTGATGCGGCCAACGAGCAGGACATCAAGGACGCCGCGGCGCTGCGAGTGAGGGAGGTGGCCAAGGTAGACAAGGTTATCGCTCGGCTCTGGCGAGCGGTCGAGGACGAGGACCACGAGATAGCTATCAAGGCATCAGGGACCCTCATCAAAGCCTTGGAGCGCCGGGCCAAGTACCTCCCAGGCGTGGAGGTGCCCACCAAGGTGGAAGTCAAGAACGAGCCCGCCCAGATGACAAGAGAGCAGCTCATCGGCCGAGCCCGGGAGCTAATCGCCAAGGCAGACGAAACCCAAAAGGAGATTCACTGATGAAGAACGTAGCCAAGCTGGACCTATCCAAAGCCCATGTCATCGACACCGCGCCGCCCCGCAAGGTGATCCTCGAGCCAACCCATGATTGGGTGGTCATCGAGCGAGTCCCGGTCTCGGACATTACCACAGGCGGTATCGTCATTCCCGACACGGCCGGAGGCGCCGATGCCAAGTTCGACGCGCGGGTTCTCGCGGTCGGGCCAGGCCGGCGGGACAGCCAAGGCAACCTTATCCCGATGAGCGTCAAGCCTGGGGACATCATTCTCTCAGCCAACTTCAACAGCACCCGCTACGGCGGCCAGGAACATTGGGTGACGAGGGATACCGACATCATCGCCATCGCCCATCGAGCGCCGCCCGCCCAGTCGGACCTTCAGTGAGACGCCTCGCCGACATCGAGACAGAGCTCGAGATGGCCCGCAAGACCGTAGCCTTCAGCGACGTCAAGCCACAGCTCTCCCCCGACGCCGTCCATCTGCTACACGCCAATCGCCACGAGCGGCGGCGGCTTGCCTCGATAGACCGCACCAGGGGCACCAGGAAGCGACGGGACAAGTGAGCCGGACCGATTGGAAGGGCCTCTATCAAAACGCCGCAGCACGCCTCCAGGAGGCAGAGACGCGCATCGCGCTCATGGACAAGATCATATCCAACCAGCGGGAGGAACTCTGGATGCTGCGCGCGTGGCATCGCAAGACGCAACCAGTGCGAAAGGTGAAGTCCAAATGATTCGTTTCGAAAAGGTTCTCCTCAAGCAATCCAGCGATCCCAATCTCGTGGGCAACGCGGGCGCCCACCTCGGCTCTGCCATCCTGCGGACCGACGGCCACCCACCACACTCGTCCGCCGAGCGCATCGAGCTGTCCCCGGATGGCAATTGGCTCATCGTCAACAGCAAACGATGGATCCCCCGCGAGCTGGTTCTGCATGCCGACGCCGAGCCGCCGCCCGCGCCCATCGAGCTCGAGCCAGAGGAGTTGGAGGACGGCCGCGTAGTGTGTCCGACATGCGGGGATGTGTTCAAGAACGCCAAGGCCCTAGGCGGGCACAAGCCGCACTGTCGGAAGGAGTCGGCATGATCGTTCGCAGTGCCAGTTATGCCGCGATGCAGGCCGAGCGGGAAAGGTGGCTCAGGGAGTTGCGTGCGGAAGTCCGGGCCATCCCAGCTCATGAATCCTGCCAGCGCCCAGATTGTACGGCGCTCCGTCGGCTAGTTGAGGCAACGATGGCGCGAATGGAGGAATCGGCCCGCGACGTCGTCAAGACGGAGCGGCTAGCGGACAGCAATCACAACCTCACGGAACGTTGCAAGTGGCTGGAGGATATCATGTGGAGGCAGCCCATAGATTACGGGGACGAAAGCGCCAACCGGATCATTCCGCGACTGCACAAGTTGCTGGATGAGAGTGAGACCGAGACGGTGTCTATTACGCGCCGGCAGCTCCTCGAGTGGACATACAGGTCGAGCGAGAGCTAGCGGAAGTCCTCGCCGAGCTCGACCGCCGAGACCGGCAACAGGGCTTCCTATCTGGGCTCTTCCCCAAGCAGCGCGCGTTCTTCGACGACACCGCTAAGGTCAAGGCGGCCGTTGCCGGACGACGCGGCGGCAAGACGTGGGTAGACGCATGTGGCCTCTACGAGGCCGCCAAGCGAAACAAGCGGAGCCTAAACCCCTACATCTGCCTCTCTGGCGTCTCGGCCCGCCGCATCATGTGGCCGGTACTCTGCGAGTTCAATGACCGCTATAGCCTGGGGCTCAAGCTCCGCGAGCACGAGCTCGTAGCCGAGCTACCCGAGAACGGCTCGCAAATCTTTCTCGTGGGCGGGGATGATCCACGCAAGGTCGAGGCGCTCCGCGGTCCCAAGTACGGTCGGGTGGTGATCGATGAGGCGGGGAGCTTTCCCAGGCAACTCTTGCGCTACCTCCAAGAGGACGTGCTCGACGCGGCGCTGATGGACCTGGACGGTGACCTGTGGTTCACCGGCTCGCCTAATGCCGCATGCGCCGGTCACTTCCACGACATCACCACAGGCAATAATCCCAAGGTCGCCGGGGTTCCCACGTATACCTGGAACGTCCTAGATAACCCCTTCATCCCACATGCAGAGGACTGGCTTGCGCGCAAGCGGGCCGAGAAGAAATGGGAAGAGGATAACCCGGTCTACCGCCGAGAGTATCTGGGCCATTGGGTCAAGGACGGCTCGAGCCTGGTCTTCCGATTCGACCGCGCCCGCAACTGGAAAGCCGACGGCCCCAAGCCCACATGGTCGGTCCTCGGCGTTGACCTCGGCATCTCCGAGGACGAGAAGACTACGGCGTTTGTGGTTGTGGGATGGACGAGGCATGACAAGACCACGCGGGCCTACTACGCCAAAAAGACCGCTCGGCTATGGCCAGAGAAAGCCGGGGACGAGGTGGCCAAGCTATGCGAGCAATTCCCCATCAACCAAGTGGTGGTCGACACCGGCGGGCTCGGTAAGTCCTACTGCGACCTCTGGCGAAAGCGCTCGGACATCGGGAGGTTGGTCAAGCCCGCCGAGAAGAAAGAGAAGTACACCTACGTCGAGTTCTTGAATGGCGAGCTGGACGCGGGCCGGGCCGAGATTCTCCACGGGGCAAGGGACTTGGCCGACGAGCTGGACCTGTTGCAATGGGATGAAGACCGGAAGGAATACGATCCACGGTTCGCGGACCATTGCTCCGACGCCTGGCTGTATGCTTGGCGCGATTGCTGGGCCTACAGCGAGAAGGCCCTACCAGGCGAAAAGACCCTCGAGCAGTTGGAAGATGAACGCATCAAACGTATTGAGCGGGAGATGAAGCAGAAGAACCAGAGCCCGGCAAGCCTTCGAGGGAGGCGTCTCTAGACGGCCAATAGATTAGCTGGACGGCTACTTTAAGCACATGTCACCTTAACGCGCGGTGGCAAGAACGCTCGCTCCTCGTCCTGGGTCCTTCTGGTATCGTCAGGAGAAAGGCCAAGCGCACGCTGACGTTGCGGCGATGGTCGAGCGCATTAGCGAGAACCAGGCGACGGTCCGCCAGGACCTCCTGCGCTACTGGCGCTCCTATGAAGACATCCCGATCTTAGGCTTCGGCGCATATTCCTACGCGCGGGCGATGCCCGGGGATTCGCTCCCGTCGATGTCGCTCAACGTGACGCGGAGCTGTACGGATACGGTTGCGGCCCGTATCTGCAAGAACGAGGTGCGGCCCTACATGCTCCCCTCGGGTGCATCGTGGGACATCCAGCAACGCGCCAAGGGGCAAGAAAAGTTCCTCGATGGTGCCCGCTACGAGACCAAGGCGCATCGCAAGGCATGCCAGGGCTTCATCGATTGCGCGGTATGGGGCTCCGGCCTGGCGCTCGTTTACTCAGAGCGGGGCAAACTGAAGGTCGATCGCATCCGCCGCGACGAGGTCAAGGTAGACGATTCCGAGGGCCAGAACGGCGAGCCCCGCACGCTCTACCGCGTCAAGGCGGTCGACCGCGAGCAATTGCGGGACAGCATCGACGAGCTTGGAGACTTCTCGGCCGAGGAAATCGACAACATCAACCGTGCAATCGATGCACAGGCTCCCAGCAAAGAGCAAGAGCTCATGACGGACAACACCACGTCCGACATGGTGCAGGTCTACGAGGCTTGGCGCTTGCCGAGCTACGAGGGCGCGGGAAACGGTCGGCACTTCTACGGCCTCGAGCAATGCACGTTCCTCGATGAGGAATGGAAGCGGGACCGGTTTCCGATCGCCAAAATTGATTGGGCCGAGCCGCTTGTGGGTTATTGGGGCACGCCCCTCGTTCGCCTCCTGCTACCAATCCAAAGCGAGCTCAACACGCTGCTCGAGTTCATCCAAGAGTCCAATCGGCTCGGCGGTGGGATCAAGGTCTGGGTTGAGCGGGGCTCCGAGGTCATCGTGGAGCAGCTCGATAACAAGAACGGGGCAATCTACCGATACACTGGCACGCCCCCCCAGTTTCAGACGCCAGCGACGGTGGCCCCCGAGTTCTATCAGCACATCCAGTACCTTGAATCCAAGGCCTATTCGACGGCCCGCGTTTCCCAGCTCTCCGCACAGGGCGAGAAGCCTTCGGGCGTCAACAGTGGCACGGCGATGCGCACCATGACCGACCTCGAGTCCGATGGGTTCTCGGGCGTCGGTCGGCGGTGGGAAGATTTCAACGTGGATATCGGCAATCTCATGCTGGACGAGGCGAAAGAGATGGCCGAGGAGGGCGAGAACCCGGCCGTCCAGTATCGCGGCAAGAAATCATTTAGCTTCATCAAGCTGTCCGACTACGTGAAGAAGGGCGACGAGTTTGTGTTGCAGGCTGTGCCCACGAGCCAGATGCCGAGCACGGTCACCGGCAAGCTCTCCTATGCCAAGGACATCAACGACCTTGGCCTCTACGACCCGGCGACGATTCGCCAAATGCTGAACCTTCCCGATACGGACGCCGAGGACGAGCTTGCGCTGGCGAGCCGCAACCGAATCCTGGGCATCGTGACGGCAATCGCAAATGGCGAAGATCAGACCGACGTGCCCGATGCGTTCATGGATCTGACTGACAGCAAGAAGGTTGCGACTCAGTTCTACAACATGATGGCCGGCAAGCAGGGTGAGGAGCGCCTCGAAGAGGATAAGCTCGAGACCCTACGGCAGCTCATCGAGAAGATCGACCAGCTCCAAAACCCGCCGCCGCCGCCCGATGCCGGGCCTCCCGGCGGACCGATGCCCCCCCCGCCCGGCGGTGGTGAACCCATGCCCATGCCGGGCGGCGCGCCTCCAGCGGCAGCCCCGCCAGGGGTCGGGGGGCCCTCTCCAGCGCCAGGGATGCCGGCGGCCGCATGACGATCATCAAGACATCCACTGGCTATGTGGTGACCGGCGAGTCCGGAGCCAAGCGGCTTTCTAAGCCCAATCTCACCAAGGCCCAGGCCGAGAAGCGCTTGAAGCAAGTGGAGTGGTTCAAAGCCCATCCGAAAGGGAAGAAGTAATGCCGAGTCAGGAAGCCCGCGAAGCTGCAATGGCCACTTGGGAGTCAGCACAGAACGGAGAGCCTCCGGCCGATGCGCCCAAGGCGGCGCTGACCGATGCAAACGCCAAGGCTCGAGACGAGCTCGGCCGGTTCGTGGAGAACGAGCCCATCAACCCCGAGGTTCCCGCTGAGGAGCCGGCCAAGGAAGAGAAGTCCGAGGAAGAGCCGAAGGCCGCCAAGCCCAAGGCGGCAGCCAAGCCCAAAGCAGAGAAGCCGGTAGCCGAGAAGCCCGCCGAGGACAAGCTGCCCACGGCGGACGAGCTACGTGCCCAGCAAAAGAAACTGGGCGATGCCCACACGGCCCTCGATGCCCAGAAGATTCGCTTCAACAGGGAGCGAGAAGCCTTCAAGCAGGAGAAGGCCAACCTCGAGCAAGCCCCCGCTCGAGCGCGAGCCGAGCTTATTGCCAAGCTAAAGAGCGACCCCACCGCCACGCTGAAAGCCATCGCCGAGGAGGCGGGCCTCTCCGTTCGCAAGCTCTATGAGGACCACCTCACTCCCTACATGGTGAACGGGGAGCGGGAGAGTGACCGCGAGCGAGTTGCTCGGCTCGAGCAGCGCCTCGAGGACGACCGCAAGGCGCAGCAAGAACGAGACGCGGCCTCAATGCGCGCCAACCAGGACGCGGCGCTCAACCACGCCAAACAGGTCTTTACCCGCATGGTCACGGCCGATGACGAGAAGTACCCGTTCATCTCGGGCATGCTCGAGCCGGACGAGATTGCCGATGCGGCGCTGGCCCTGGTGCCCTCCTTGTCGGAGGACCTGGGCAGACAGCCCACAGATGTCGAGATAGCTGCCAAGCTGGACGCAAGCTTAAAGGCACGTTATCTCAAAAGCGAGAAGCTGAAGAAGCTAGCCTTCGGAAGCGAATCGACCCCGCAAGGGGACCCCGCACGAGACGGGGCTGGAAAGCCAGCAAATCCCGACGGCCGAAAGGCTCGGACCATCACCAACGGGATTGCTGCTAAGCCAGCCTCCGGCGCGGGAACTTATTCCCGCGAGGCGGCGCGCGAGGCGGCCCTCAAGCTCTGGCCCTCGAACTAGCGCTTCTATAGCGCCAATCAGATTGAAGGGCACAGGGCTCCGAAAGGAGGCCCATTGTGGCCGCATTCGACCTCACGGCAGCCAATGCCATTCTGAAGACTCTCTATCCGCAGAACGAGATCAAGAAGCTCTGCTACCAAAATCAGCCCTTCTTCGCGATGGTGAAGAAGCGCAGCGACTTCTACGGCAACAACATGCAGATCGGACTGCGCTACGGCGCGCCGACCGGCCGTTCTGCCGCAATCGCAACCGCCACGGCGAACAAGGCAGCTAGCAAGCTCGCCAAGTTCACGGTCACGCGCATCAAGGATTACGTCGCGCTCGACCTCGATGGCGAGGCCTTGCGCGCATGCGCCAACGACAAGGGCGCCATCGTCCGAGCTCTCGAGCTTGAGGTGGATGGTGGGTTTCACGTCCTCAAGCGCTCGATCGGAATCCAGCTCTTCCGAGGTGGAACCGGTACGCGCGGTCAGATCTCCGCGGGCTCGAACGTCGGTACCCCGACGATCACCCTCGCGAACATCAACGACGTTACCAACTTCGAGGTGGGAATGCTCTTGCAGGCATCCCAGACCGACGGCGGTGCGCTCCGCTCTGCCGGCGCGACGGTCACCCTGACCGCCGTCGATCGACAGGCGGGCACGTTGACCGCGTCCGGCAACTGGTCCGCGGGCATCGCGGCGGTTGCGGCCTCGGACTTCATCCTGGCGAATGGCGACTCCAACCTGACCATCTCCGGTCTGGCCGCGTGGGTTCCCGTTTCCAACCCGACCTCAACCCCGTTCTTCGGCCTCGACCGTACCCCGGACGTCATCCGGCTCGGTGGTTGCCGAATCACGGCCTTCGCGGGTGGGCCGATTGAAGAGACGTTGCAGCAAGCAGCGGCATTCGTCGGACGTGAGGGTGGAGACCCCGACTGGTGTTTCCTCAACAACATCGACTACGTCAAATTGGCCACCGCGCTCGGTAGCCGCTTGACGGTCCAGATGAACGACATCCCCGATGTCGGCTTTGGATTCGAGTCGATCGAGCTCTCTTGCCCGACCGGCAAGATTAGCGTCTTTGCGGATCCGAACTGTCCGCAAGGCAAGGCCTACATGCTCACCAGCGATTGCTGGACGTTCTGGACGCTGGGCGATGTGGGCTTTCTCGAGGAGGACGGTCTCCGCATGCTGCGCAACGCCTCGGCGGACACGTACGAAATGCGCCTCGGCTACTACGGCAACCTGGTCTGCGACGCGCCTGGCTTCAATGCCTACGTGGCGCTGTAACCGAATGGGGGCCTCGCGAGGGGCCCCTATTCGCAAAGAAAGCGAGCAGTCAACATGGCAGTAGGTCGCTGGATGCGCAACATGACGTACACCCCGTACGTCAACGAGACCACCGTACAGGCAGGGTTCCAGTGCAACGGCGCTTCGACCCCGACCATCTTCTACAGCAAGGGCCCCTACGGCGCCGCGGCCGCTCCCTTGCATCCCATCATCGCCTCTATTGCGAGGACGGGCGTAGGGACGTTCACCATCACGTTCGCCGATGCGTGGCCGATGCTGGTCAATGCATGGTCGACGGTCAATGGTGCTTTGACAAGCACCAGCCAAATCACGTCGGTATCGAACGTGGGGACGGCTACCCCAGTGGTAGCTGGTCTAACCACGATGACCAGCGCCGCTGCGGCTGACATCGCGGCGGGCGCCAACAACATCGTCTGGTTCGGGTTCGTGTTCCTGAACACCTGGAGTCAGTAATGGCCGGCGGATTGGCGATATTGCTCTCCAAGGCAAAGAAGGCTCCCCCCGCGGAGTCCGACGATACCGAGGACATGGACTCGGGCGGCGGTGACTACTCGGCGGTGGGGGACGACATTCTCCAGGCCATCAAGGATGGAGATGGAGGCGCGGTTGGGTCAGCCGTCAAGCGGCTGGTCCTTCAGTGCATGGCGGAAGACAACGAATAGGAAGGTAGGCGCGCATGTCGCAACTCGTCCGGTTGGATGCGTTACGCACGGCCGTGCGGCGTCGCGCCGACCTTGAAAACAACCTGTTCGTTGCCGATGCCGAGCTGAACGACTACATCAACCGCGCCATCGCTGACCTGTGGGATCTACTCCAGCAGGTCAATGGTGACATGCGGCTCGAACGCGAGGCGCCATTCACCACCGCGGCCAATCAGCGTACCTACGCGCTCCCCGCTGACTTCCAGTTCGTGACCGGTGTCTTTTGGGACACAGGCGGTGGGCAGTTGTCACGCATGGAACAATACATGGGGACGGAGAGCCAGGACGATTGGATCGCGACTGGCTGGACCTACTTCGGCCGTGTCATGTATCGGCTCCAAGCTGGCAACATCCGATTCGTCCCCATCCCGAGCGGGACGTATACGGTCACGCTGAAGTACACGCCCAATGCAACCATCTTGGTTGCTGACTCGGACACCGTCGACTCCGTCAACTACTGGGATGACTTTGTTATCTGGTCGGCCGTTGCAACGGCGCTGGCCAAGCAGGAGACAGATCCAGGCTATGCGGTGAGCGAGCGGGAGCGCGTCAAGCACAGGATCCTTTTGGCCGCGGAGCGCAGTATGGACGGGCCTCAACGGATTCAGGACGTCAAGCGGGGTCGGCCCTGGCCCTACGCGCGGAGGTGGAGCTAATGCCCGCCCTGCCTGCCTTCCGAGTGGTCCAGCCGGATGACGACGGAGACCCGGATATGATGGTCCGCGTTCTGCGCGCACTGGTGCAGTCGTGCGCCGATTCGCTCCGGCCGTTGCTGCTTAGCTCGCGCTCGAGCTCGGTGGTGCAGTCGGTTTCGATCGGGACCGGCGCCACCGTCATCAACCACAAGGTCTCGCTCGGGGCAGCCAAGAACCCGAACGGCTGGGCCATCACCGATATCGACACCAACGCGACCGTAAAGCGAACCGCGTGGGACGCGACCACCATCACCCTCATCGCCTCGGCCGCATGCGTGGCCCAGCTCGAGGTGTGGTGATGCTGGACTTTCAGAACATCGATATCCCGCTAGGCAAGCTCAACACCAAGAGCGAGCCTGGTGCGCTTGCGGTCGGAGACTTGACCATCGCCCAGAATGTGACCTCCCAGGTGGACGGGTCCTATGAGAAGCGCAACGGCTACACCGCGCTCACAGCCGGGCCGACCAACATCCGCCGACTCGCTGGGCTCGGGGCAACCCTGCTCGCACTGACCGATGTGAGCTGTTACACATACAACGGCGCAACCGGGGCATGGTTCAATGCCGGCAGTGTCGACAATGCACAGACGTCACAGCAGGCGATTGCATTCGACCAGACCAAGGACATCATCCAATCGACGAGGGCCACCGCTGGAAGCGTAACCGCGCACTTTTGGATTGCCGGCCCGTCGGGCGGCTCAGTGTTTTTCGAGTTGCGCAGCACCGTCGACAATTCGGTGATTGCGTCTGCGCTGGCAGACAATACAGCCGGGTTCGACATTATCCACTCAGTAGCCGTTGGCCAATTCATCTTTGCCGCCTGGGTCGACAATACGACCCAAGTCATCCGAGGCGTAAAGGTCGATTCGACAACAGGGAGCATAACGGCGGCGGCCACAATCCTATCGGGCGCCAACGTCTTTGCAACCGGGCCGTTTCTGGATGTGGCGCCCTACTCCTCGACGGAATGCTACATCGCGTATGTCACCAATACTCCCAACGTGAAGGTGAATCGGTTCAACGTCTCGACCTTCACCATCACGATCACATCCGGCAACCTTTCGGCGGCCGACGGGATCACTACCGGCACAGCGATTGCGGTCATGGGGACAGTCGGCGAGAGTGCATATGTGGTCTATCAGGGAGGGGCCGGCAATGTTCGAGCAACAACATTCGATGCCACGTCGCTCATCCTCGGCTCGGGCCCATTGAACGTCTTTGCTACTGGCAATATGCGCAATGCTGGCTTGGTTCGTTACGATTCTACACACGCACTTGTGCTGATTGACATCATCACTGCGGGACCGATTGTGACGACCCATTGGGCCTTCATCGATTCGACGGCCGTCGTCACAAGCGACACAATCATCCCGGCCGTCGGTCTGCTCAGTAAGCCTTGGGCATACGGCGGCAATTATTATGTGAATCTCTTTGCGAGTTTTACTGGCGTGAACCCCGCAAACGTAGGATCGCAATATACATTCTTTACGGTTCGGGTTGGCATAATTCCACAGGCTGTGGTCGCAATGCATGCTTACCGTTCGGCTTACATCAATGCAATCTCGTCTGGGCAGGTCTCGGACGTCGACACCGTCTCTACGGGATCATTCGCTTTCAATGCGGCCGTTGCTTACAAGTACATTTCCACATCTGCGCCGCGCGCAGCGATTGCATCCTTTGGCGTCAACCTGAACCCCGCCACATCTGGGATGCCCATCGAGGCGCTCGGAGAAACATTCTTTGCGAATGGCGTGGTGAAACATTTCGACGGTGTCAGGCCGACCGAATGCAACTTCCTGCTCTATCCGGTCTTCACGTCCGCGTCTCCTGGCGCGGTCGGCGGCGGGGGAATGGACAATGGAACCTATTCCTACATCGCCATCTATGAATCTGCCGATGCGAATGGGAACGTAGACCGGAGCACCACATCCATTCCCGTGTCGGCAACGACGGTTGCTGGCGCCGGTCTAGGCAAGGTGACGGTCACGGTCACCCAAGACATGATGAGCGCGGTTGGGTGGTCTGGTCAGCAACAGGGCAACATCTCGCTCTTCCGCACCAAGGCCTCGGGCACGCAATACTTCTATGTGGGGTCGGCGGTGATGGACCCAACATCAGCCACGGCAACTATTGTCGACCAGGCAAACGATTCCACCATTGGCAGCAACCGATTCATCTACACCAACGGTGGAGTCTTGGACCGCGAGCCGCCGATTGCGTCGATGCAGATGGTCGTTCACAAGAACCGCGCTTGGGGCATCTCCTCGGCCGATCGCAAGGTGCTTTTCTACAGCGGCGAGATTACCCAGGGCGAGGGGCTGTGGTTCTCGAGCGCCCAGCAATTCAGGGTGGACGCCGGCGGCGACATCGTTGCGATCGCCTCTCTCGATGACAAGCTGATTGTCTTCAAGAGCGATCGAATCTTCTACATCGCTGGCGACTGTCCCAACCAGCTCGGCCAAAACAGCACGCTGACTGCCCCGCAGCTCCTCACCACCGATACGGGATGCTCGGACCCTCGCTCGATCGTGACCACTCCGAATGGGCTCATGTTCATCAGCGCCAAGGGCTATCAGATTCTTACGAGGTCGCTCGGGCTGGTCTACATGGCAGAGCCGGACTCATTCGCCACGGCCTACCCGACAACCGTTGCGGCCGTGATGCTCCCAGACCGGCGCGAGGTCCGGTGGGAAGTGGTCACGAGCGCCAATTCCACCGGGGTGAAGACGGTCTACAACTATCGGGACGATCGCTGGACCAACTTCACCAATGTCGCCGCGGCGCCGATGGTCTCGTCGGTGGTTGTGGGTGGAAAGTACTATACTACCGGAACGGGTGGCCCGGTGTACTATGAAAACCCGGCATCCTGGCTCGATGCGGGCGCGTTCGTGTCGATGCAGATTCGCACGGGCTTCATGCCCATCGCCGGCAAGCAAGGGCTGGCTCGGGTCAAGGGCATCATCATGCGCGGGACCTATTACACCGCCAACGATGTGTCGCTGAAGATTAGCGCCAAGGACTATCTCTTCGCTGGCACCGTTCAAACGGCTACTTTCAACGACGCGGCGCAACAAGCGCTTGCGCAGTACCCGAGCGTACAGGTGACGCTCGGACCTCAGTATCAGCAAATGGAGAGCATTCGGCTCGAGGTGTCCGACGCCTACTCGTCGGGGACTCTTGGCGTGGGTAGGGGCTTTAGCTTTCAGAGCTGGAGTCTGTTGGCGGGAGCCAAGCGAGGCTCGTTTGAGAAGCGGATGGCCGCGGGAGCAAAGGCATGAGCTGGTTTAAGAACCCATTCAACTTCGGGCCCGATCAGGTTGTTCAGCAACAGACCGGCAAGGATGTCCATTCCGATGCGGGGCAGACCGTGAAGACGGTTGGTCCGGTGGTGGCTGGCGTCGCCGCCGGTGTGGCTACGGGCAATCCTGCGATCGGATTTGCCGTCTACGGCGGGATGAAATATGCGCTGAACGATTTGATGCCCGACGGCACACCCAAACCGGGAGCGGTACCCATGGGACCGGCAAACGCACCCCAGATGAATCCGCAAGCCTTCCAAGCCCCGACCCAGCAATACCTCGGGCAAGACTACTACTCGACCCCCGAATACCAGAACCACCTGTCGGCGTTTCAGGGCCTTCAAAGTCAGGAGCAAGCGGTCAACAATCAGATCGCAGACATTCAAACGCGAGCGGTGGCCGCAGCCAATAGCGGCGATACGCAGCAAGCGATAGCGCTCCGTAATCAACTTCAGGGCCTCATGGGCCAGCGCCAGACGATCCACGATCAGGCGGATGCGATGAACTCGCAGATGAACGACTTGCAGGCTCGGTATGAGCAGAACCGCGATGTATCGGGTCTGGCGGGTCAAGCCAGCGCCGCCGGAGGGATGGCGGCTCAGGACCGCTCGCTCATCGGCAACTCGAGGGATGCGCAGAGCCAGATTCTCGGCAACATGACCAACGGTCAATCGGGCCTTGGCCAGCAAGCGCTCGTCGACCGGCTCAACTCGGACCTGAACGGCGGTCAGCCGAGCCTCGCGAATCTTCAGCTTCAAGCGGGCGCCCAGCAATCACTACAGAACCAGGCGGCGCTCGCGGCCTCCGGTGGCCCGATGAACGCGGCTTTCGCCGAGCGCAATGCGGCGCTGGCCGGCGCTAGCACGATGCAAAACCTCAGCATGCAGCAGGCGCAACTCCGAGCGCAGGAGTACGCCCAGGCGCGCGGCGAGCTCGGGAGCGTTCTTGCCAATCAGCGGGGGCAGACGATTGCAGAGCAGCAGGGTGCCGGTCAATTGGCTGGAGCCATGAGGCAGGGCGACACGGGCCTTTACGGCACCGATATCGGCCAGCAGCAATGGTACACCAACGCCTATCTTGCCGAGCAGGCCCGGAGGCAGCAACAGGCACAGGCGTATCAAACAGGCTCGGCAAACAACCAACTGCAATATGACATTGCACGGATGGGCCAAGCCCAGCAAGCCGCGCAGCTTGCCCAGCAAGCCTATCAATACAACCAGAACCGGACCGACCAGCAAAACAATTCGTATCTGAATATGGTGGGGACTGGTCTGGCTGCTATGGGGACACAGAAGGGCGGCGGCGGGCCAGCGCCCGCGAGCGATGCAGATAACATGTATGCGCCTGGCAAGACGCCTGGCTACAATGATTGGGGGTACTAGGTGGCCACCTATTCCCCCAATCCCGCGGGCGGGTTCATCATCACCCGAGACGATGGGACCAAGTTCGCCTCCGCGATTCCGGTGGGCTCACCGGACATGGCGGGCCTGCCTCCACCGCAACAGCCGTCGCCCATTGCACAGGTCGACCAAGCGGCGCTCCATCCAGCGATGCAGCCAAGCGATCAATTGGTCGCGGATGCCAATCAGCCAGGGCCGCAGCCGATTGCATCCAACGGCAACATCACCGGCGCGTTTGACCCATCCATCGTGGCGGGATTCAATTCGCAAGACAAGGCGAGTCAGCAACAGGTTCAAGCCCAACAGGCAGGGCTAGCTCCGGTCTCGCATTCTGCTCCCGGCGCGCCGCCACCAGGGCAAGACCTCAATGCGCAGATGAATGCCATGACCCCGACGGGTATGGCTAATCAACCTCCATTGGGAGCTAAGCCGGCCACCGGAGCCGTGTTTGCTAAGCCCGCCGCCGTCGCTGGCCACGGAGGCGGATTGCCGCCCGGCTACTACACCACCAAGGCCGGCTACATCCCACGAGCCAAGTCAGAGCAGGGAACGACGGTCCCTGACTATGTAACCGAGGGCATCACCGACGCGACGCAAAAAAAGTTGGCCGCGCAGGCTGATGAAGTCCAGGCGATGCGCGACCAGGCCAACCAGGATTACACCGCGCGCCAACTCGCCCTTCAGGACCAGCGCCAGATGCAGGCGCAAGAGGACCTTCACGAGCAGCAGAGGCAACAGAAGATCCAAGCCCAGATGGACTCGATCCAAAAGGCTTCGGATGACGTGGCTGCCCAGAAGATTGATCGCGATCGTGTTTGGCAGAACGGGTCCCGAACGCTCGGCATCATCGGCATGATGCTCGGGGCCAAAGCTGCCACGGGACCTGGCGGCAACGGGAAGAACTATGCGATGGAGATTGTCGACAAGGCCACGGACGACGATTTGAAAGAGCAAGAGGCCAACCTCAATAACGCCCGCGCATCGGTCGCCCAGAAGCAAAACATCCTCGGCTTGATGCGCCAGAACTTCAGCGATGATCGCGCGGCCTACAATGCGGCCAAGGCGGTCAAGCTCGAGGATCTGGCCAGCCAACTTGAGATCAATTCTGCGCAGTACAAAGACCCAATCATCCAGGCGCGTGGCCAGCAGCAAGCGCAAGATATTCGGACTCAGGCCTTCTCACTGCTTGGCGAGGTGCAGAAGACCGCGACGGCAACCTCGTATGCCTACGACCCCGGCGGCCTCCACGGCGGACCGCCCGCGGCCAAGCCGGCGCAGACAGAGGGCTTTGCCAAGATGCTCGATGAGAACAAGATCCCAGATGCCGTCGCAGGGCTCGATGATCTGAATCGTATTGTTGATACGTCGAAGGGCAATGATGTGCCTGGGCTCGGCAAGGGCACTGAGTTCGCCATGAAGCACGTGCCCCTTGCAGGCTCGTTTCTCTCCGACGAGGGCATGGCCAACAGACAAGCAGTGGACCGCGTAGCCCCAGCGCTTGCTCATGCCCTCGGCATGAAGGGAGAGGGGGGCGTAGAAGAAGTCCGCAAGGGCCTCATCGGCGATGGAAGCGCTCGAGCCGTCAAGAACGGCATTGCGAACTACCGTAAGCAACTCCGGAACAAGTACAACAACGCGGTCGGAGGCTACGGTCAGAACGTTCGCGCGGCCTACGAGGCCAATGGCGGCATTGCCCCGGACTTTAACGCTCCTACCCAGGTGAAGCCCGCGGGAGAGTAATGGACCTCATCAACCAACAGGGAGAGACGGTACCGGTACCCGACCACGAGGTCGCGGCGGCGGTTGCCTCTGGCCAGTATGGCATCCCCAAGGGGGCCAATGTTCCTGTTGTCAACGAGGCTGGCACGGTCGGGTCCCTCTCTGCCGACCAAGCGGTGGAAGCCTTCCAATCTGGCAAGAGGCTACGGATTGCCTCCCCTGAGGAGTTCCGCAAGGCAGAGGTCGAGAACCAGTACGGCGGTGTCGGCGGTGGAGCTCTAGCCGCCGGCGCGGGCGCTCTCCGGGGAGCCACGGCCGGTCTTTCCGACGTCGCGGCCACGCAGCTTGCGGGAGCGTTCGGCGGGGAAGAGACCAAGGCCAAAGTAGCCGGCGCTTTGAAGGGCGCCCAAGAGGCCAACCCCGGCATCTCCACGCTGTCCGAGGTGGGCGGCATGCTAGCCCCGCTGGCCTTCTCTGGCGGCGCCAGCGCGGCCGCGGAGGGTGGGGAGGGAGCAAGCCTCCTGGCTCGAGTCGGACGAGCCGTAACGGCCCCTAGCCGGCTTATCGGGGAGGTCGGCGAGGGCATCGGAACCCTAGCCGGTCGAGGGATTGGCGAGGTTGCCGGGGAGAGCCTCGCCGGGCGGACCCTGACCAAAGCCGCCCAGCTCGGAGCCCAGGGGATGGTGGAGGGCGGGCTCTACGGCGGCGGGAATGCAGCCAGCGAGGCGGCTCTTGATAACACCCCATTGACCGCCGAGAAGCTCATCGCCGGCGTCAAGAGCGGCGCGGTCCTCGGGGGTCTCGGAGGGGTCGGGCTCGGAGCCACATCGGTTCTCGCCGAGGCCACCGCCAAGAAGGTAGCGGAGAAGCTCGAGCCGCTCCTCGAGCACGCCACAACGGCCGAGGGCATCGAGGAGGCTCTGCGGGGCGGGGCTGAACGCTCAGCGTTCAAGGCCGCGGGCGCCGCCAAGAAAGACTACGTGAACGTAATGGGCAAACTCGGGGAGGACGGCGTCCAGCGCGTGGGACGAACCGTTCTCGAGGACCTCCCCGCCGAGGCCGGCAAGCCCTTCTGGAAGATGAACCTCGAGGACATCTCCAACGCCGCGGAGAGCGCCAAGAACAAATGGGGTCAGCGCATCGGGAACATGACCGGCAAGCTGGATGAAATCGCCGCGGTCAACCCCGAGGTCGCTTTCCCATCGGGCCAGAAGATCATCGACCGCGTCCAAAAAGAGGTTGTCGATAAGCTCCGCGCCAATCCCTTCCAGGGCGGGATTGCGGACCAGGTCTCTGGCTTCATGGATGGATTCGCGGACCGCTTTGCCGACAAGGGTCTCGGCTTCCAGCAGCTCGCCGATATCCGCCGCGGGCTAGACGACATGATCTACCGCAACGCCAAGGCGGGGAGCATGTACACCGAAGAGCTGCGCCACGTCCGCGGAATCATCGAGGACGAGTTTACCCAGTCGGGCGAGAAGGCCGCGAACATGGTGGGGACCTCGTTCAAGAACGAGTGGAATGCGGCCAAGGCCAAGTACGCCGACCTGTCGACGATTCAGGACATGAGCGGCCGAGCCCTTGCTGCGGAGGGCGCCAATCGGTTCGTCTCTCCCTCTGACTATGGGATGGGCTTTCTAGGCGCCACGCTGCATGGAGCCGTGAGCCCCGCATCCCTCGCGATGGGCGTGGTCTCGGGGAGCATTAATCACTTCCTACGCAAACAGGGTCGGCAACTCCTGGCCTCCGGTCTCGACCGCGCGGGCACCCTGTTCGCCGCGCAACGCGCCGTCGCGGATGTCGATGGCAAGATCGCCGATGCGGTGGACAAGTTCGTGTCGCGCGCCGGCCCGAAGACTTCAGAAGCATCACCCGCCGCGATGAAGGTTCTCGGCGGTGGGCAGAGCAAGGCGGAATCGTTTGCAGAGAAAGCCGGGACGCTCCGCAATCAGGTGATGACGCCGCAGCTCATGAGCGATCACGTCACCGAGCGGCTCGGCGGCATCGGCAACCACGCCCCCCAATTGGCCGGTACCATCGCCATGAAGACCACACAGGCGGCGAGCTATCTGGACAGCAAGGCCCCCGCCGTGGGCCGGCCGGGGAGCCTCCAGCCGCAATTCGACAAGCTCATGGTGAGCAACGCCGAGGCGCTCAAATGGGCCCGCCGCGCCGCCGTGGTCAATAACCCGCTATCTGTGCTCGATGACCTCCAGCACCACCGATTGACCTTCGAGGCGGTCGATACGCTTAGGCAGACATCGCCCGAGCTCTATCAGGACATCCGCGGCAAGATGATGCAGAAGATCACCGAGACCAGCAAGCAGTTGAGCTACGCGCAGCGCATCCAGCTCGGATTGCTCTTTGACTTTCCTGCGGACCCTTCACTTGAAGCTGGATTCATACAACGCCAACAAGCACAATTCCAGCAACCGGCCAACCAAGCACCCATGCCGGGCGGTGGAAAGAAGGGCGGCGGAGCACCCAAGGTGCATTCGGCCAACCTGAATCTTTTGAAAGCGACCGCTACAGGCAGTCAGAAAGCGATGATGAGGTAAGACGATGGGATCTCCGGCACGTGGTAACCGAGAACTCTACAGCTCCTGGTGGTACGTATTCTATTCGAGCTTTGCCTCCGATATCGACCTGCTTGCCGCTGGTCCTGGAGGTGGCGGGAACGGCGAGCCTTGCCGCCGCATCATCCCGTTCACTTCAGGCAACCTCGTGGTGAAGCGACCCGACGGAACGAGCATCACCCTCACCGGAGTAGCTGCCGGAGTTCCGCTCGATATCCAGGCTATGACGATCGTGTCAGCCGGAACGACCATCACCTCCGCGCTCGTCTGCTGGTGACCGATGCGGATCGCGGCAGGTATCGGCATCCCTGGTGACGCGCAGGCGGGGCAGTTCTCCCCGATGCAGTTGCCGGGTGCCATCCTCTGGGTCCGAGCGGACCAAGGGATCACCATCGCCACGGGGGTCTCGCAATGGAACGATCTCTCCGGCTCGGGGCACAACCTCACCCAGGGCACGGGAGCGAATCAGCCGACGTTTGTTGCTAGCGCCAAGAACGGGTTTCCTGGCGTCCAGTTCAACGGAACGAGCCATAGCCTCTCGGCCACTTTCACGCGCGCAGAGCCTCACACCGTCATCGCTACCGCGCAAATCACCTCTGCCTCGGGCGGTCTCTACGACGGAATCACCGTCAACCGTGACCGGCATTTCAAGGTCAACGCTACGACTGTGACCGACGGCGACGGACTCGGCGGTATGTCATTCGCAACGACTGAGCAGAACAATTGGCATGCCAACATCGACATTTTCAACGGTGCATCGTCCTCCTTTCGACTCGAGGACAACGTGGTGAACAACGGTAACTCCGGACCTCCGATCACGCCCGACGGCTTTGTTCTGGGTGGACTCGGTGGCCCGTCGAACTTTGCCGCCTGCACCGTGGCCGAGGTCATCATTTATTCGCGCGCACTCACCGCGACGGAGATTGCGATTGTGATCGCCTACATGAAGTCGAGGTACGCACTTCCGTGACGGCCGGAATTCAGCTCATCCAGGGATCGAACGTATTCAACGCAAGTGGCGTTGCGCATCCGTCGCCCATCTCGCTTGCGCCGGACATTCTTTGCTATCTGAGCTTTGTCGGGACACCCGTTCCCAAGAATTTCAGTTGGACCAAGACCACCACGTCTGGCAGCGCCTCGGCGCTTTCATCGGGAACGAGCCCGGGGCCAACGTTCACGCCTTCCAGCGGCTGGATCGGGTCCATCACGCTCGTCGATGAGAACCTGAATGCCTATCAGCTCGACATCACCAATGCTGCCGCACTTCAGGTGCCAGCGAGCAACACCGCGCTTTATGCCATCAACTACGGCGTCAAGGCAGATGGGCGCAGGGTCACCGATGGTGTCCTGACCGCCGGGTCGAACGTTCTCACGTCAGCAACGGCCAATTTCACATCCACCGATGTCGGCAAGAGCATTCTTATTCGCACGCCACAAACGCCCGTCGGTGGCACTGTGCAGCTCATCATCGGCAACGTGAACCTGGTCGGTTCCGGGACAAGCTGGACCACTTCCATCCCGAACGTGTCCGGCATCCCGCTCAACTGCGGCTGCATCTACGTGGATGGCGAGTACTTCGCGATCGGCGTTATCGCGAGCGATA